TGTGCATTTTTATAAATAAGCCGACGAAAAGGTGGTGAAAACGTGCAAAATTATAAAGGCATTTCGTATCTTAGAAAAAAACTGATGTTGAAACAGCCGCGTGTGAAAACGCGCTATGCGTACTACGAAATGAAAAACCGCATGGATGATATGCGTATTTCCACCCCGCCCGGCCTGGAGCGCTGGAAAAGCGCAATGGGATGGTGCGGCAAGGCGGTGGACAGCATTGCCGACCGCCTGCGATTCCGCGAGTTCAGCAACGATCTGTTTGACTTCAACGAAATTTTTCAGTTGAACAACCGTGATATTCTAGTCCCGTCTGCGCTGCTGGGTGCGCTGATTACGTCTTGTGATTTTATTCATATCACGCCGGGAGGGGATGGCATGCCGCGATTGCAAGTGATTGACGGCGGTAACGCCACTGGCGTGCTTGACCCGGTGACGAACATGCTGACGGAAGGATATGCTGTGTTAGAACGTGACGAATACGGCAAGCCTGTTCGTGAAGTGTATTCCACCCAGGAACGGCAGTATTTTTACGAAAACGGCAAAATCGTTTATACGCGGGAGAACCCCGCGCCCTATGCGCTATTAGTACCTATCATCTACCGCCCCGACGCTATGCGGCCGTTTGGACATTCCAGAATTACCCGCGCCTGCATGGACGCGCAGCAATCAGCTATGCGAACGATTAAGCGCAGCGAAATCAGCGCGGAGTTTTATAGCTTCCCGCAAAAATACGTTTTAGGCACCGACCCAAACAGCGAACCGATTGACAGATGGAAAGCGGCAATCAGCATGCTGCTGGAAATCACGGCAGACGAAAACGGCAACAAGCCCACGGTGGGGCAGTTCCAGCAACAGTCGATGCAGCCGCATGTAGACCAGTTCCGGATGTTCGCCAGCATCTTCGCTGGGGAAACGGGGTTGACGCTGGATGACCTTGGCTTCGTATCGGACAATCCATCAAGCGCCGAGGCAATAAAGGCCAGCCACGACACCCTCCGTCTGACAGCGGAACGGGCGCAGGACTGTTTCGGCGTTGGACTGGTGAACACGGGTTATATAGCGGCTTGCGTTCGGGATAATTTCCCGTACGAACGGCATGAGATTTATCAGACCGTCTTGAAATGGGAGCCCATCTTCAAGCCGGACGCTTCCATGCTGTCCAGCATCGGGGATGGCGCGGTGAAGCTGAATCAGGCGGTACCGGGCTATTTCGGCAGCGAAAACCTGCGGGATTTGACCGGCATTGAGGCGGTGAACGAGAAGGAATGACGGATACAGAATTACTTTCTGCTATGCTGGCAGACTTCCATGACCGGTATCGAAATCATAAGAAAATACAGAAACTGCTTGACAGCATAGAGAAGGGCACTGCATCTTATGCAGATGCGCGGGAATACGCGGTCGAGGTTAGCAAACTAATCGGATGCTCGTGGCACGAGCATTATACGCAGATCGCCGACGACGGGCAGGCAAAAGCTCTGAGCGGCAAACTACTGCCGTCCGTGATGGACGAGAACTATGAGAAAGTAGCGGCTTATACCGCACAGACGCAAAAGGCGCTAAACCGAAAGGCGCGCATCGGGCTGAAGGTGCAGATTCCGTCGAAAAATACAGACCGCATTGCCGGCCTGGGGAAAATGGTTGAGAATGCAAAAAGCTATGAGACTGCGGAGCCGGCGCTGCTGGCAGGAATGGAAAATTTTTCGCAAAACATTGTGGACGAATCGGTCCGGCTTAACGCCGACTTACACAGCAAGGCAGGTCTTCGACCAAAAATCACCCGGCAGGCGCTGGGAGGCTGCTGTGACTGGTGCAAGGCGCTGGCAGGGACGTACAGTTACCCGAATGTACCGAAAGATGTTTTCCGCCGGCATGCGAACTGCAACTGCCTTGTAACCTATGACCCAGCAGACGGGACTAAACAAGACGTGTGGAGTAAAGCACGATGGGCGGGGGATGACCCATCCGCTAGGATAGCGGCTATTAAACAACTCGGCGAGCAGCGGAAACAAAAAGCCGCATCAAAGGAAAAAGCGCGGAAAGAGCGGAGCGAGTGGGTGAGAATGTTGATGTGGGACAGAAGAATGACTGCGAAACAAGCTAGCATTTATTACAACATGCACATTCTGCCGTCAAAGGGGGCATGAGAGTACAACCACACAGAGGAGGAGTAAATCATGGGCGGACAGATGGCGGAAGCAGTGGAATGGGAGCAGGCAAGGGAAACCAGCCGCTTCAAAAAGGAAAGGCGGAAAAAATCAGCACTTATTACAGGCGTGGGGCATTGGGAGGCTATTATCATGATGAAGCCTTAGATGCGAAATTCGATAAAGCGACCGGCATGCTGACATTTTCTTCGGCAAGCGATAAGGAATGGAGAGTCGTTGCGAAAACAAATAAAACGAAACATGTTGATATTACCGTTCAAAACGGCGCAATTAACGGCAGACCCATCAATGTAAATTTGAATTCCACGGCAATCCAGAGCATTTCAGCGGCGATTGCCAGTTTATTCCCTTTAACTACGCAAAAAGCACCAAGGACGGCGCGGGCAAGGGCGTTCACTTCTTTATTGATGATTATCAATTCAATCGGCTGTGGACAAATATAGACAGATACATCCCCATACTGTCCCGGTTTGACTGGGTGATGACGCCGGATTACTCCACCTATACGGATTTTCCAAAAACGATTCAGATATATAACCACTATCGAAAGCATTGGGTGGGCGCATACCTGCAAGATGCAGGGTTAAAGGTGATACCCACCATATCGTGGTCAACGCCAGATAGCTTCGCGTGGTGTTTTGATGGGGAGCCGGAGGGCGGGGCTGTTGCCGTTTCAAGTGTAGGATGCATGAACAGCAGAGAGAAACGGGAACTGTTTCTGCTAGGATATCAGACCATGTTGGACAGGTTGCACCCGGACAAAATCATCTTTTACGGCAATGTTCCGAAAGAATGCAAGCGCAACCTAGTGAGAATCAAGCCGTTTTACGACAAGTTCCGCGAAACGATTACGGAAGGTTGGTAAGAACTAACCATACGAAGGAGGCCGGACAGATGGCGGAAGCCCGCATGGGTCGCCAGACGCCGACCCAATCATTGATATTACCCTATGACAAAACTCTCGGCATGGAAGCGGTCAATCTTTACAACGAAAGCGGACGCACTGCGATTGAATGGCAGGAACTGTTAGCTTGTGACATTATGGCCGTCAACGATGATGGCTTGTGGGTTCACCAGAAATTCGGATACAGTGTGCCGCGCAGAAACGGCAAAAACGAAGTAGTAGCCATGCGGGAAATCTGGGGATTGGTGCACGGCGAACAGATTTGCCACACCGCGCACCGTACTAGTACATCCCGGTCCGCATGGCAGCGGCTTTGCAAAATCCTGACGGACGCGGGGTATGTGGAACTGGACCGCCGCACGAAGGACGAAGCGCCGGAAAAGTCATTTCACAGCACGAAGGCGAACGGCTTGGAATGCGTGGAATTGACGAACGGCGGCACGATTGCCTTCCGCACCCGAACGGCGAACGGCGGATTGGGCGAGGGTTTCGACTTGCTGATTATCGACGAGGCGCAGGAATATACGACCGATCAGGAAGGCGCGCTGATTTACACGGTTTCCGACTCTGCGAATCCGCAGACGATTTTTTGTGGAACACCACCGACAACCACAAGCGCCGGTACTGTTTTTCCGACGCTTCGCGCGCAGAGCCTGGCAGGCGAAACCTACGACACCGGCTGGGCGGAATGGGGCGTTGAAAAAAAGCCGCGAGACATCCGCGATGTTGAATTGTGGTACGAAACAAACCCATCGATGGGACACCATCTGGACGAAAGAAAAATCCGTTCGGAAATTCGCGGAGACGAACTGGACTTTATCATTCAGCGTTTGGGCTACTGGTTCCAGTACAGTTTGAAATCCGCCATCAGTGAAGCAGAGTGGAAGGCACTGCAATGCAAAGCCTTGCCGAAACTGCAAGGAAAACTATTCGCAGGTATCAAGTTCGGACACGACGGCACAAACGCGGCGATGTCCATTTCGGCGAAAACCGCAGACGGCCGAATTTTTGTGGAAACCATCGATTGCCGCCCCATCCGGGCGGGGAACAGTTGGATGGTGGATTTCCTTCGCAAAGCAGACATCGAAAAGATAGTGATTGACGGCGCGAACGGGCAGAAAACGCTGGCAGATGACTTGAAAGATCAGCGCATCCGGCCTGCCCCCATCCTGCCAACAGTGAAAGAAATCATTGCCGCAAACCAGATGTTTGAAACGGCACTGACCGCGCAAAGCGTGTGCCACATGGGGCAGCCGTCCCTTGCGCAGGCCGTGACGAACTGTGAACACCGTGCGATTGGCGCTAACGGCGGTTTCGGCTATCGTTCTATCAAAGACGGTGCCGACGTCGGTTTGCTGGAAAGCGCGGTGCTTGCGTTTTGGGCGGCAGCGACTACAAAGGAAAAGAAAAAACAAAGAATCAGTTACTAAAAGCGTCGACCCGTTTGGGCTGGCGCTTTTGGCATATATATACGGGCACCAATCCGGAAATTTTGGGAGGAATCAAAATGGAATTTACACCAATCACCACACAGGAGCAGCTTGACGGAATCATTACGGAACGTCTGAAGCGGGACAGAGAATCGCAGAGCAAGAAGTATGACGGCTGGATTTCCCCGGAGGACTACCAGAAAAAAACCGGCGAACTGCAAAAGCAGCTTGATGCGCTGAACAAGGAAAATGAAGGCCACAAGGCCACCATTGCCAAGCACGAAGCGTCAATCAAAGCGTACGAGACGGCATCGGCTAAAAGCCGGATTGCGGACGAAGTCGGGCTGGATCGGCGGCTGATTAACCGCCTGACCGGCGAAACAGAAGATGACATTCGCAAAGACGCCGAAGGGCTGAAAGAGCTTTTCGGCAGCGCAAACGTGCCGCCTGTCGACACAATGCGTTCTACAGAGCCGGCACAGAAGGCCGGCAACAACACAGAAGCGGCATGGGCGGCAATGTCAGCCCAGCTGCGCGACTAACGAACGAAAGGATAGAGAAAAATGGCAAACACGATTACCACAGCACTAAACCTGCCGAAGGAACTGGTCACCGACGTATTCAGCAAGGTAAAGGGGCATTCCGCACTGGCATCCCTGTGCGGCCAGACCCCGATTCCGTTCCGCGGCACCGAAATCATGGTATTTTCCATGGACGGCGAAGCCGAGCTTGTAGGTGAAGGCGGTCAGAAGTCGCCCGGCGAGGCGAAGTTTGAACCGGTCACCATCACCCCGGTAAAGTTCGTCTACCAGCACCGCCTGACGGACGAGTTTGTCCGCATGAGTGACGAGGCGCGACTGCCGTATCTTCAGGCATTCGGCGACGGATTCGCCGCAAAGATTGCCCGCGCGCTGGATATTGCATCCTTCCACGGTCTGAACCCGAAAACCGGCGAAGAAGCTGAATCCATTTCCAGCAAGAGCTTTGACAAGGTTGTAACCGATAAGGTGACTTATGACGCAGACGCCCCGGACGAAAATCTTGACGAGGCGGTAGCAAATATTCAGGACAAGGACGGTGTTGTCACCGGCATTGCTATGGCACCGAAATTCGGCGCGGCTATGGCGAAGGTGAAGGTAAACGGTGTGGTACAGTATCCTGAATTCCGCTTCGGCGGCAACCCGGGCGCGTTCGCCGGCATGGGCGTGGACATCAACAACACCGTGGCGTTTGGCAGCACACCGGCTGACATGGCTATCGTGGGCGACTTCCGCAACGCATTCCGCTGGGGCTATTCCGCGAACATCCCGATGGAAGTTATCGAATACGGCGACCCGGATGGGCAGGGCGATCTGAAGCGTAAGAATCAGGTTGTTCTGCGCGCAGAGGCGTACATCGGTTGGGGCATCCTTGACCCGGATTCCTTCTCCAGAATTGTGCCGGGAGCCTAAATCGGCACCGGGGGCGGCGTTTGCCGTCCCCTCCCTTGAGAGGAGGAACGGAACACAATGACATATTTGACACTGGCCGACGTTGATCTGCTGTGGCGGCCGCTGACGGAGCAGGAACAAGCCAGGGCGGAGGCGCTGATCCCGCTGATTGAAGGCTGTTTACGGCAGGAGGCCGCCAACGCCGGCAAAGACCTAGACGCGATGGTCGAAGACGGCGCGTTGCTTCCTGAAACGGTCACTGCCGTGGTTGTGGACGTGCTTAGCCGGATTTTGCGACAAGATACTTCCGGCGAGGCTATGTCGCAGGAAAGTCAAAGCGCGCTGGGGTATTCCTGGAGCGGCACCTATGCCGTCCCCGGCGGCGGCATTTCAAACGCAATTATGCGGAATGATCTGAAGCGGCTGGGGCTACGGCGGCAGAGAATCGGGGTGATCGACCTTTATGCACAAGATTCAAGGCGTCAGCGTGACACTGATTGACCGCGCGGAAACAGGGAAAGACCCATTCGGCGCACCGATTTATGCAGATGTCCCCATCACGGTTGAAAATGTCCTGATTGCGCCGGCGTCGGCTGATGACATCGTCACTTCCACCGACTTGTACGGCAAAAAGGCTGTTTATCTGCTGGGGATTCCCAAAGGCGACGCCCACACCTGGGATGACCGACTTGTACAGTTTTTCGGACAGACTTGGCGGGTGTTCGGCTTGGCGCAGGAAGGCATTGCAGACCTGGTCCCGCTGGGATGGAACAAAAAAGTCATGGTGGAACGCTATGGATAAAAAAGTGAAATTCGTGCTTAATCGATCAGGCGTGCGAAGCCTGCTGCGCGGCGCGGAAATGATGGAAATTATCGATGCAAAGGCGGGGCGTGTAGCCCAGCGCGCCGGAATCGGTTATGTGACTAGCCAATATACCGGCAGAAACCGCGTCAACGTATCGGTGTACGCAGAAACGGATGAAGCGTGGCGGGACTGCCTTGAAAATAACAGCTTGATTAAAGCGCTAGGGGGTGGCGGCTGATGGTTGAAACTATCATCTTGAATCACCTGTCCGACCGCTTGGCCGTGCGTGTTTGCATGGAAATACCCGCGGAAAACCCGCCGCGATTTGTGCTGATTGAAAAAGTCGGCGGCGGGGAACGGGACTTGATTCAGACGGCCACGCTGGCAATACAGTCTTACGCGGAATCAATGTATCAGGCGGCCGCGCTGAACGAACAGGTTAAGACGGCCATGCGGGATGCGGTGACGCTGGACAGCATTTCACGCTGTGAAATTAACAGCGATTACAACTACACCGATACAACGAAAAAGAAGTACCGCTATCAAGCGGTATTCGACATCGTAATTTGCGGGGAGGAATAAAACCAATGGCAAATAATTCTAGCTACGTAACTACTGGTAAGCCGAAAATCGGCGGCGCAATCTTCCGCGCACCGGTTGGCACGACCCTGCCGACATCGGCGACGACCGAACTTGACGCTGCTTTTGCCGCGCTTGGATACGTATCCGAAGACGGCGTCAGCAACAGCAACAGCATGGAAGTAGAAGAAACGCCGGCATGGGGCGGCGATGTTGTGCTGACGACCGAGACGGGAAAAGAAGACAAATTCACGTTCAAGCTGATTGAAGCAATGAACGTCGATGTTCTGAAGACCGTCTACGGTGACGACAATGTCACCGGCACGCTGGCAACTGGAATCACAATCAAAGCGAACAGCCTGCCGCTGGATCAGAGCGCGTGGGTAGTTGACATGATTCTGCGTAACGGCGTGAAAAAGCGTATTGTTGTGCCGTGCGCGTCCGTGACGGAGGTGGGCGACATTACATATTCCGACAGCGACGCGGTAGGATATGAAACTACCATCACCGCCACACCGGACACGGCGGGCAACACGCACTACGAATACATTTTCGGGGGTGAAGCATGACGGATATCCGCACCGCATCGGGCTTCGAAATTAGCATTGATCCCGCCGCGCTTGACAACTGGGAATTGCTTGAAGCGCTGTCCGCGTCTGACGAAAATCCGTATCAGATCGTAAAGATTTGTCCGCTGCTGCTGGGCAAGGATGGAACGGAACGGCTGAAAAACCATCTGCGCACGGAAAACGGCATTGTACCTGCATCGGGAATGGAACGCGAAATTACAGAAATTTTCAATTTGCTTGCAGCAAAAGAAAAAAACTGATGAACCTCGTCGCTTTTTTGAAACTAGATGAAGATGCGTTGATTTGTGATTTCGCAGAGACGTATCACATCTTTGATTTCCGCGCCTTGCCTGCACGGCGGGCGGCAACATTGGCGGCGGGGCTTCACGATAACAGTAGAATTAAACTAAAAGCAGCAGGGCTACCGTGCGCATCGGAAACCCTGCTGCTCGCACTCGCTGTGGATCATCTAGGCTTTATTGCGTGGTCGAAAACGCAGGACGGGCAGAAAAACCGCAATCGCCCCGCGTCGATTTATTCGCGTCTGATGGGACTTGAACAGCAAAAAACGAACGAAGTCGCGGCGTTTGACAGCGCAGAAGCGTTTGAACGCGCGATGCAAAAAATCGAAAGAAAGGGGGCATCGGCAGAATGGCAACAGAATTAGGGCAGGCGTATGTGCAGATTATCCCTTCCGCTCGCGGCATCAAGGAAAAGCTGAAGGAAATTTTAGGCGATAACATGCCGAAGGGCGAAGATGACGGCAACAAATACGGCACAGGATTTGTGACGAAAGTGAAAGGGCTTGTTGCGGCGGCTGGCATCGGTATGGCACTGAAAAAGTCCATTACCGAAGGCGCGGCGTTGCAGCAGTCAATGGGCGGAATCGAAACGCTGTTCAAAGACAGCGCAAACAAGGTTATCGCGAACGCAAAACAGGCGTATAAAACCGCGGGCGTGTCCGCGAATCAGTACATGGAACAGGTGACCAGCTTTTCCGCTAGCCTGCTTCAGTCGCTGGGCGGCGACACGAAAAAAGCCGCAGCAGTCGCAGACATGGCACTGCGTGACATGTCAGACAACAAAAACAAGTTCGGCTCTAGCATGCAGGACATTCAGAATGCATATCAGGGCTTTGCGAAGCAGAACTATACGATAAATCTAATGTCCGCTGCATAAGTGATTATGCGGTGAGCGCGGGTGAACCTACCAAGGGTGTGAGATTTCGATCTTGCTAACGGGGAAACTCTAAACGGCATCAGCCGCATGACAATCCCGTGCCAAGCCCCTGCGGGGGAAGGTGTAACGACTATCGGTTCGTCACCGAGTACAATGTCTATTGGTACGGCGTTGGAAGTGCCCGCCAACTAATTCAACGTCAAACAAATCACGTATCAGATACGGGAAAGAGTTCGCAAAAGGTCGCATGAAAGGCTGGACGTTTGAATTAGTTGAAGATATAGTCTAATCCCTACGAAATGCCGCGAAAGCGGGGGTGCAAAATGGTTAGACAACCTGAAGCTAGGTTATGGCGGCACAAGATCAGAAATGGAACGCCTGCTAGCTGACGCGGAAAACCTGACGGGCGTGCACTACGACATCAATAACCTGTCTGACGTTTATAACGCAATTCACGCAATTCAGGACAACCTGCACATTACCGGCACGACCGCGCAAGAAGCCGAACACACGTTGACCGGCTCGTTTGACATGATGAAAGCCGCCGCGCAGGATTTTGCAGGCAGCCTAGCCCTCGGGCAAAACATTGAACCGGAAATGGTCAAGGTTGCGTCGTCGGTGCAGGCGTTTTTGTCAAATCTTCTGCCCGCCGTCGGCAACATTTTTAACGCACTGCCGCAGATGGCACATGTCGGCGCACAGCTGATTAACAACCTCGCGACAAGCATTCAGCAGAACTTGCCGCAACTGATCCCGGCGGCGATGCAAACACTTGTTTCTTTCTCCAGCTCGCTGCGGCAGAATGTCGGGCAGCTGGTTGATGCAGGCTTGAATCTGATAACGGCATTGGCGCAGTCGTTCATTACAAACATTCCGGTATTCGTCGCAACAATCCCCGCGCTGATTACGAATTTGGCCGGGATCATTAACGACAACGCGCCGAAGCTGTTGACAACTGGTGTACAACTGTTGGGACAGCTTGCGCTTGGATTGATTCAGGCAATTCCCACGTTGGTGGCTAACATTCCGGCAATCATTCAAGCAATCGTTGCGGTGTTCACGGCGTTTAACTGGCTGTCGTTAGGCAAAAACATCTTTACGGCGTTGAAAAACGGCTTGAAGTCTGTCGGCCCTGCGCTGAAGGCGGCCGCGACAAACATCAAAAACGGCATTGTCAATGCAATCAGAAATCTGCCGTCGCTGTTGATGAATTTGGGCAGAAACGCGGGGTCCTTTCTTGCGAACGGCATTCGCGGCATGATGGGCTTGATCCGCGCGGCGGCGACTGCGATTCTTCGCGCGATTGTGTCGGCTATTCAGTCACTGCCGTCAAAGCTGCTGACGCTAGGCCGGAATGCGGTGTCACGGCTGCGGTCTGCGTTTACAGGCGGCAACTGGGGCAGTATCGGCAGAAATATTATTAACGGCATTGTGTCTGGTGTAGCCGGTGCGGCTGGTCGCCTGTTTTCGAAGATGGGCAGCTTGGCAAGCGGCGCATTGAACGCGGCGAAAAAAGCACTGGGCATTGCATCCCCGTCGAAGCTGATGCGTGATGAGATTGGCAAGTGGATTCCGGCCGGTATCGCAGTAGGTATCGACACAAACGAAAAAGTGTTACAGGATTCGGTTGGGAATATGCTTGATCTGCGCAATTTAGGCGTGAAAGCCGTCAACACATCCCCGCTCGCGGTCACCGGCGGCGAAAGCGCGGCGAGAAACATCACATATAACCAGACGATCAACAGCCCGAAAGCGCTGACACGACGGGAAATCATCAGACAGACGCGGAACACGGCAAGGGAGTTGACGGCGTATGCGCATTGAAGAACCACCGAGAATTTATGTAACGGAAACGCCGGCCACGGACGTTGAATACATTCCCGCCGATGCGGTTGAATTGACGACGGGGATTGACGGCTACATGGTAAACAGCAGCATTGCGGGCCTTGCGCGCCCCGACGCGGAAATCACACATAACAAATTCGCAGGGGCAAACGCCTCGCGGATTTCCGGACGGCAAATCGCCGCGCGGAATATCGTGTTTGAAATCATTCCCCTGCCGCCGTTCGCGCAAAACCGCGAGCGGCTTTACAACATCCTGCCATTCGGGAAGTCGCTGCGCTTCTACTTTGAAAAAGCCGGAAAAATCGTGTTTACCGACGGTGAAGTGGAAAAGCTCGGCGGCGAAATGTCGCCTGAAAAGCCGTTCCGATTTAGCTTGTCGGTGCTTTGCCCGTTTCCGTGGTTTCAATCGCTCGAATTACACAGTATGAAGCTGAAAGCAGGCGACAACATCGTATACAATCGCGGCGACATTCCCGCCGGCTTTCGGTGGTATGTTGAACCGGTTGCAAACAAAGTTCGCGCGTATGAAATCAAGCTGACGGCAGGCGGTGAGACGTTCGCGACAAAACCAGACAAGGCTATAGTAGCGGCGACCGAGTTGATTACCGTGCCGGGGAAAAAATACTTTCACTGTGTCACCAATTCTGTATCATCACAAGAAAGGCCCGCGTTTTCCTTGCTGACAGCAAATTCCGCCTGGCCGCAAATCCCCGCGGGAGAACAGACGGTGACACTGACATACACGAACGACAGCCCGGCAGGTTACACCTACGACGATATGAATACGCTATACTGGCGCGATACGTTTTCGGGGGTGTAGCTGATGGACTTCTATGTTATGAATCAAAATTTCGAGTGGCTTGACATCGTCGAAAATGCCGTGTCGAAGCGCTGGAAAAAGTGCTTTGTCGACGCGGGCACATTTGAAATTTACACAGCCGCAACCCCGCGGTATGTTGATCTGCTGCAAAAAGATCGGTATGTCGTCCGCCGGGACGATGACATGATCGGCGTGATTGAACGCATCAACATGCAGACGGATGCTGACGGGCAGGACATGTTACTTGTGTCCGGACGCTGCGCAAAATCGTTATTCGCGCGGCGGATCATCAACAAACAGCAGATTTTTAACGGAACTGTTTGGAACAGAATGTACTGGATGCTGCACGACCATGCCGTTGCGCCGTCTGCAAACAATCGGATTATTCCGAATTTTGTGATTGATAGCGTCGCGGACGAAATTAAAGGCGAAAAGGCGCAGACACAGCACACAGGGACTAATCTGCTGACTGCCGTGACTGATCTTTTATCAAGTAACAATCTTGGCTGGAAAGTCTATCAGGACGGCGAAAATATGCACGTTAAGATGATCGCAGGCGTTGACCGGACGGTCGATCAGACGGACAGGGACGCTGTGATTTTTTCAGACGGCTTTGACAATCTGATATCATCCGACTACGAACGTGATAACACAGAATACGCGAATGTAGCGGTTATCGCAGGCGAAGGCGAAGGCGCGGCGCGCGTGTGGACAGGCGTTGATGCGACTGGAAAGGCATCCGGTGTGTTCGAAGGCTTGAACAGATACGAATTATTTGTTGATGCGCGCGACGTGCAAAGCAAAACAACGGACACGGCAGGAAATGAAAAGGTAATCAGCAAAGCGGCATATATCGCACAACTGCGCGCGCGCGGGCTGGAAAAACTAGCAGAAAAAAGCCGCACGGAATCATTTGACGGCGAAATCGACTTGGATACATACGCATACCGCACAGATTTCGACGTCGGCGACTTGGTGACCGTCCGCGACCGGCACGGCATTACAGCAAATACGCGAATTGTTGCGATTGACGAAATCGAGGACGAAGACGGTTACACGATCACACCGACATTTTCTGATTATGTAATCACTGATTATAGCTATGACGAGGAGGGCGGATAACGTGCGAAGAAAATATGACGGCACGATTTACCGCGGCACGACGACGATAAACGTGTTTGTGTTAGCCGATGCGTTGCAAGATGCGGACATCACAACGTGTTACGCGACGTATTACCAGCGCGGGGTGAAAGTGCTGGAAAAGTCGCTGGCGGACATGACGATTGAACCTGTCGCCGTGACGATGACGGACGGCACAGCGGCAAATAAACGCGCGGTGCTGGTCACGCTGACGCAGGAGGACACGCTGTTGTTTAATTCGCGCAATCAGGCGACCGGACTGGATGACGCGCGGGTACAGCTGCGGCTGAAAACTGCGAACGGCGAAGCTGCCGCGACGCGGTACGTATATCTGCATGTTCACGAAATCTTGAAGGACGGTGAAATCTGATGGTAAAAGATGTAATTTTAGACGCGTTTGCGTCCGGCATGTACGTGCAGGCGTCGGCATCGCTGAAAACCGAGGTCGCCGACCTCCGCACCGGAGAGGACGGAACGGTCTACGCGTCGGCGGGCGAGGCGGTGCGGGGTCAGATTCATAAAATTCAAACTGATGCATTGAAAGCAAAAATTGAAAATGGAATTGCAATTCAGAACTTGACAACAAGGGTTTCAAATTTGGAAACAAAAGTTGGTGATGGTATTGATGAACTTGGTCAAATGATTGGGGGTGGTGCATAATGTCCACAATTGAAGGAATTAAAACACAAGTTGGTATTCTTCTTCAAACACTGAATTATGCATATGGAACTTCATTTGATAATTTGACTGATGCAGTCAATTATGCAATTCAGAATGGATCTGTTGTGCATGACTTGTTGGAAGGTCAGTTGACCAACAGGGTTCTTTTGTGGCATGACGAATTTGAAACACTGAACACAGATGTTTGGGGATACGAACTTGGATATGTTAGAAACAATGAAAAACAGTATTATACAAGTGATTCAAAAAACTGTTTCTGTACAGATTCCATTCTTCACATCAAAGCATTGAAGGACAATCCTTCCAATGGTTTTGAATGGTCATCTGCTTCAATTGATACAAGTTACAATTTCCCAAATGGTCATGGTTTTTCATATGGAAACGGACTGATTGAAACAAAGATAAAAATTCCACTTACTTCTGAAGGTGTGTGGCCTGCATGGTGGTCTGTTGGTGTCATCAAAGGTGCTGAATGCACAAGTGGATCATATATCAGACATGGGCTTTCATGGCCAAATGCAATTGAGATTGATATGCTTGACTATATTGGAAAGGATGCAGTCGAAAACAATATCAATGCAGGAATCATTTATTCTGATGATGATTATTCAGTCAGTGCAAAAACAAAAGATGCAGTTGGAAAGTACAATCTTTCTGATGGAAAATGGCATATTTTGGGAATGGAATACACACCAACTTCACTGATCTTCTATCAGGACAGGGTGAAAATTGGTGAAATTGACATTTCTGATGTTGAAAATCTTGCAGGAAATCATCCTTTCCCTTTGAAGTACAATCTTGCAATGGGTGCAACATCAGGTGAAATTCCTGTTGGTTTGGAAAGTGCAGAATTCTTGGTTGATTGGGTGCGATATTATGCACCTGCAAATATTACAACAGATGATGTTGTCCCTTGTACTGCTGACATTGATGCATATCCAACAGCAGTGAATGCAGATAAAAATATCCCAATTTATCCAAGATACAGTGGTGTTTGCAGAAACCTGTTTCTGCATTGGGAATCTTCAGACACATCTGTTGCAACTGTTTATAGTGGTTATGTTCACACAATCAAAGATGGTTCTTTTGATCTGACTGCAAAAGATAATGATGGGAACAATGTGTTCACAAAATCAATCACTGTTTCTGCAAATGCAGTTGTTCCTGTGAAAAAATTTATTGTGAAGACAGATGTTTCTTCCATTCCATATGGTGAATCAGTTGAAGTTTCTGTGAATGTTTATCCAACATATGCAACAAACAAGACCTGTGTTCTTTCCTGTTCAGATCCAAATTGTGTGTGTGAAGGTAACAAGATAACAAACAACAACAACACAGGAACTTCCAAGACGGCAGTCCTGACAATCACTTCTGCTGATGGAAATTATTCAGAAACAAGAAATATCATTCTTGAAACTTTAAGAAGTTGGAATGTGTCTGATACAACAGACATTCTGAACAATTATCATCTTGGAACACTGTCTTTCAATTATTATATTGCAGACAGGGATTTCACTTGGTCTGATGCTTTGGGAAATGGTGATGCTATCAAATATCGTGGAACTGAAAAATATCCTTATGGAACATCTTCAGGAATTTACACACCTAATTCAATAATGGTTGCTTCAACAGGAAACAAGAAAGTTTCAAATTCTCATAATGGTGAATTAACTTTCTTTGTTGTGATTAAGAAATCAGAAGGAAGTTCTTCTTTTACAGGACCTATTGCAACCATGTTCAGTGGTCAGGGTGTTGTATTCAAATCAAACACACAGTTGTATGGAAATAATAATGCTTATACACTTAATGTCTCCGACATGACTGATGCATATATCATTATTTGTATGAAAGGAAAATATGATCCAAACAAGGAAGACCTTTCTTGGAGAATTGGTGCAAAAGTCAATGACAATGATGTTGTTTGGACAAATGCTTCTGTTGGTTCATATTACATCACAGGTGGTGGTTCTACAGGAAACCTTGCATATGGTAATTGGTACGGAATCGGAAACTGTTCAAGTGCTATTACAAAAGAAGTTTACTATAGACAGATTCTTGCATATTCAAAAATCAAAACAGATGCTGAATGTGAAAGTATCATGAATGAACTTTATCAGTTGCATACTGTCTAAAAGCGGCGAAAATCAACATGAAATAACAGGAGAGGGGATACAATGGGAATGACAAACGGAAAGCCTGCACTGTGTGCGGCGCTGGGCTGTATCGGCAGTCTGATCGCGCAGGCGTTCGGCGGATGGAATAGCGGCATTGTTACACTGCTTGCGTTCATGGCAGTTGACTACATCAGCGGATTGATCGTTGCAGCGGTGTTTCATGCCAGTGAGAAAACGGAATCCGGCGGACTGGAAAGCCGCGCGGGATGGAAGGGCTTGTGCCGCAAGGGCATGACGCTGTGCATCGTACTGATTGCGCACAGATTAGATATCGCGCTAGGCACATCAGTTGTGCGTGACGCTGTCATCATCGCATACATCTGCAACGAAGCAATTAGCATTACGGAAAACGCGGGGCTGATGGGCGTGCCGATTCCAGAACGGCTGATAGATGCGGTTGATGTGCTGCAAGGGAAAGGTAAGTAATCATGTACAATGTCGATTTACAAACAAATTATCGGAATGTGTCGTACAACTGGAAGGGCGGCAGCGGGAAGACGATTTACACGTCCGGCTGCTGCCCTTCGTCAGTACGGAACATCTTGGTAAATCTGTGCGGCACGAAAACTAGCATTACGGCTATGTGCGCGTTAGCGCGGGAGTGCGGTGCGCGCGTCAACGGCGGCACGGTGGCAGTTACACTACTGGCAGCTGCGCAGAAGCGGTACGGCGGGTTTACGTACAGCTACACAATCAGCGATAGAAAAGCGCGGGAACACGTTGCGGCGGGCGGCATGGCACTGTGCCACACAACTGGCGCGAACAAGATTTTTTCTACGGCGGGGCATTTCGTTGCAATGGTTGCGGCGAATCAGAACACCGTTACAATCATTGATCCGTACATCACAGCGAAAAAATGGCGGCTGTATTCCCGCCCGGACAGGGTAACGCCGACGGCGCAAAAAGGCGTTGTGAAGGTCAGCCGCGCGACAAGTGATAATTCGTTCGATTATTACTATTTGATATCAAAAAACAAGCCGCACAGCGACGGCAGAAAGGCGGAAGACGACATGACCGAAAAAGAAGTTCGGGCAATCATTGAAAAGGTTGCGGAAGAAAAAGCCAAACAGGCGGTATCTGCGTGGGCAAAGCAGGCATGGGACGCGGCGACAGACGCAGGCATTGTTGACGGCACCCGCCCGCACAGCGCGCTGACACGGCAGGAAGCCGCACAGATTTTGAAAAATTGCGGGCTGATCGGCACCGGGCGCGGCGGCGTGTTCCGCGAATCGCACAAGAATGAAGGTGAATAATTTGAAAGATGTAACAGTTAGCGCGTCACGAAGCAACAGATTTGTTAAAATTGTGCTTGGAAGATGCGGCGAGAACAGCGCACAGCGTGTGATCTTTGACTGCGCGGAATTTGCGGCCGAGTACGGCGCAGGCAAAGCTGTACTTTATGTTGTGCCGCCGCGCGGAGCGATGAAGTACGAACCGGAAGGCGTCGAGTTCGCGGAAAACAAACTGACGTGGACAGTTTCGGCGGCTGACGTTGCGGTAGCCGGAAACGGCGCGTGCGAACTGTCTTGGTGCGTCGACGATGTGATCGCAAAAACGAATATTTATCTAACACGCATCGAAAAAAGTTTGGATTCGGAAGAACAGGGTACGCCGCCTGCCGTCTACGAAGATTTTATCAAGCGCATCATTGCCGCGTGCACGCCTGTGAAATCCGTCAACGGCAAGGACGGCGAAGTCGTTCTGACGGCGGAGGATGTCGGCGCATTACCGGGTGACACGGTGATTCCTGGTGTCGGTGTAGACGGAAAGACGACATATCTGCACATCAAGTATTCCAACGATGGCGGCGCGACTTTGACGGCGAACAACGGCGAGACGCCAGGTGCCTACATCGGACAGTATACCGACTTCACACAGGCAGACAGCACGTCGGCATCAAAATACACCTGGAGCAAGATCAAGGGCGACACAGGCGCAAAAGGTGACACGGGTGACAAAGGAGAAAAGGGCGACACCGGAGAAAAGGGCGCGAAGGGCGACAAGGGCGACACCGGAGAAAAGGGCGCAAAGGGCGACAAGGGCGAGACCGGAGACAAGGGCGCAAAGGGCGACAAGGGCGACCGCGGCGCGGCGGGAACGACCTCGAATCTGCTGCTGGACGTCTACGCTTCGAGACTTGCAAAGGTCGATGCACCGGCAGACCGATATTTAACAAATATGGAACGCACCAACACGACCGGTGCATTTGTGGCGGCAGATGATCTGCCTGACCCGAACGCGGCGCATGTGTACCGCATTACCTCTACGGACGGGCAAGGCCGCTCGTTATGCTGGTATAACGGCGCACATCCCCCGCTGCTCGTCGGCGCGGCCTATCGCCTGTCGTGTTATGCAAAGGCAAATTCCGGCAGCCCGAAATTGCAATTCCTTATCGGAGGATTCAATACAAAGAGCGTCAACACCACACCGGAATGGAAACGATACGAATTTACGGCAACGATACCGGAATCCGACGGCACGCCGCCGGGAAATTACTTGCGCGTGTATTTCGGACTGGGCAATTCCGACGGCGCGTGCGAGCTGGATCTGTGCGGCTTCCGGCTGGAGCAGGTGTCGGAGGAACTTTTGGATATCAAGGATACCGCGAACCGGGCGCTGACCTCCGCCGACGGCAAAAACAAGGTGTTTTATCAGGCCGCCGCGCCGACTGCGGGCATGCGCAAAAATGACCTGTGGTTCGACACGGACGACGGCTATGCGATTTACCGCTATGACGGCGCAGGCTGGAGCAAAAGCGCGCTCGGGGATTCCGCGATTTCCGGCCTGAACGCGGGCAAAATCACCGCCGGGCAGATTGACGTAAAGCGCATCAATCTGGAGGAGCTGTTCTCGCAGGACATCACGGCGACCAATTTCGCGCTGCTCGGGCAGATTCAAATTGCGGCGGACGCTGACGGAAAACGCTATGCCCTCGATGCCGTGCGCGTCTCCTGCGGCGAGCCCGTTGACGTTGTGCCGGAGTTTACGCTGATTATCGGTCATCCGTCCGGCAGATCACATGCAGCAGGGCAGGACGACTGGGATTTTGACCGCACGATTGGTGTGGGCAGATGGGAATTTCAGGATTTCCTGCCGACCTATGGTGATTTTCAACTGGCGGCATGTACAACAGAGACATCCGGCGTTTGGACCTGTGAGAAGTACGCGGACGGCAGGCTGCGCTGCGTCGGGCAGATTCCGGTCAGCACGCATATCAGTACAGCATTTGGAAACATCTACCGCAGCGGCGACGCGTTTGCCGCGTCATCCCATCCGTATCCGGTGGAATTTGCCGAAGCACCCGCCGTGCAGATGACCTTTGTGACAACGAATAATCTGGGCGCACAGGTCTGGCTTACAAATTCCGGCACGACAACAACGCCGCCGAACTGCTGTCTGACCTGCCCGACAAGCCAAACGGGTGTGAAGGGCACGGTCAACATCACCGCCGAAGGGCGATGGAAATGATGGAAACAAGGAGAAAAATACATGGAAATTTCAAATTTAAAGCTGGTGCTTTGCGCCGCGCTGGGCTGTATCGGCGGACTGATTGCGCAGGCGTTCGGCGGATGGAATAGCGGCATTGTTACACTGCTTGCATTCATGGCAGTTGACTACATCATGGGAAGCGGCAGCGGCCGCCGGTGTGCTGGACGGAACAAATCCCCGGGGCATGGTGACCCGGGAGCAGCTGGCAATGGTGCTGCGGAATCTCGGACTTGTCGGGACAGGAAAATTCGGCGAATATAAAGAGTCGCACACGGATTAAATTAAGAAAGAGAGGCGGACGGGCTATGCGCTCGTCCGCTTTTTTCTTTGCAAAAATTTTTGAAAAAAAGTGAGAAAACTGTTGACAAACTACACCTACGGGTGTATAATAAGAGCATAGAAAAGGAACAAACAACACAGACAAAAAATTGGAGGTAACAAAAATGAAAGAGTTCAACATGTACGAGATGACAGGCGCAACCGCAGAAGACATCAAGGTTATCAACGAATACCTTGACAGAGACATTGAGCTGACAGTAGACGAATACAATCGCGTATTCACCGAGAGCGGCGTTTATGTTGCGGATTGCGTTGAGACTGATGCAGGCGACGGAATCGGCTGCTAACAAGGCAAAGAAGGCCCGGGGCGCTGTGATTCAGCCCCCGGGCTGAAAATTGAAGGAAGGGGAACAACGATGGCGGAAATAGCTACTAATTCATTGAAGGCACTGCGAGAGGCGCGTGGCCTCTCTCAATCGCAGCTTGCGGAGCTTTCTGGTGTATCCGTTCGCATGATTCAAAAGTACGAGCAGGGCGAGCGCGACATCTGGAAAGCACAGGCAATAACGGCTTACGCTTTAGCCGTCGCGCTGGGTGCATCAGTTGAAGAAATCATACAAGGAGAGACCGCCTTTTCTATTCAAAAAAATATTAAAAAATAAAAGAAAACTGTTGACAAACTACACCCACAGGTGTATAATAAGAACATAGAAAAGGAACAAACAACACAGACAAAAAATGGAGGATGACTAAGATGAAAAAGTTTTATGCAGTAGGGAACGGCGGGAATTATGATTGGGATTACGGTTCCTACAACTACGCAGAAGCTGTGGAAATGGCACAGGCAATGGCGGCTAACCACGAATATGACGGCGAAGAAATTCGCATCGCCGTAATCGACACGGAATACGAAGTCTGTGACAGCGTAGAAATCATCCGCAACGGCGAATGCTAAACAAACAACAGCGGGTGCGCAAAGCACCCGCACATTTTTTGGAGGGAAGGGCAAATGACAGGATATCAGCAAGGGATTATCCTTGCGCTAGGGACAAAGGCGGAAGGCCGTGTCACGGTCAGAAGCGTCGACCGATACTATCCGGATTATTTACAGCCGCTTTTTGGCACGACGGTGTTTTCTGTCGCGGATCAGCATAACCCGGAACAAAGGCAATTCGCCGTAAAGTCAGTTCGTGTTGATCTGCCGCGACTGGATGAAATCACGGACTGGAAGGGCTTCTGCCGCGCATGGATAGAAATTCACGGTATGGTGTTCCCGGCGACGCGGTATCGCAAAAAGACGAAATTCCACGTTGCAGGATTTCGGATTTACGGTGCAGAAGACGTGCTGACGGCAATGATGCCACATCTGCGCATCCGGCCGAAAAAGCTGGAAAAGATTAGCAACAAAGTGGATGGCGGCAAATACATCGGCACAACGTACTGTATCAACATTTCGTCACCCGCCGAAGCAGCCGAACTGCTGCGGTATTTCGATGAAGCACCGCAAAACGCGGCGGTATGGACTAAATTCCATCAGCGCGCGAAGGAAATAAACGGTTCGCGCCCGGTGCAGATAAAGCCGGGCGACCGCTTCGGGAAGCTGACCGTCGTCGCGAAAACGGAAGATAAAATGCGTGAAAACGGCAAAGGGAAGATTTATTCGCGCTGGCTTTGCCAGTGCGATTGCGGGAACATGACCACGGTGCCCGCGGGGGAACTGCGTTCTGGCAGCACAAGATCGTGCGGCTGCTTGAAGCTGGGACCGAAGCTGCAACAGCGGAAAAAACGCATATGCCCCGTGTGCGGCAAAGAATTTGAAGTGCACGTCAATAGTACGCACAGGATATGCAGCCCCGAATGCGCGCGCGCAGCAGACTTGCAAAAAAAATGGCGGGTAATGTCCGCCGACGGCAATATATATGAATTCCGGAATCTGTCGCGATGGGCAAGGAAACACATCTTTTTGTTCAAAGTAAAAGCAATAACTAACATTATCAGCGGATTCAACGCGATTCGCTGCATGGCAGAATTCCCGGACCGCGAATGGGCCGCGAAGGCGTACCAATATCGCGGATGGACATACGCGCAGGGTGGCGCCGAACAGCCGCGAGCCGTTCTGCGGGCGCGACCAATTCGCCGCGTGTGCGCGGTCTGTGGAAAAGAATTCACGGTTAAATCTTCTGAATCAACCCCGGCGTGCAGCCCGGAATGCGCGGAAAAATTTGAAAAAAGCCGCTGGGCACTGCGATCGGAAGACGGCGACATGTATGAATTTTACGACCTGCCGCGCTGGGTGCAGAAACACTACGTGCTGTTTGAACCCGATGCCGATGACGCCGCAGCTGCGGCGGTACGCATCGCACGTGGAATTGCAGACGGAAGATATCCGGAATGGGCGATCGAAAGGGAAGGAAAAAAAGATGAATGATAAATTATTCAACACAGTGTGGAAAGATGCATTGAAAAGCGGCGAACAGCGCACAGCCTTCATCACGCGCTGGACACAGTCGGGGCAGTTGCCGGACGGCAGCGCATCAAAAGTCGCCGCCGTCTGGGATGCCGCGCACATCACAATTAAAGAAATCCGCGCCGCGACGGGCTTAACGCAAATGCAGTTCTGCGAACGATTCTGCATCCCGCGAAGCACCTTGCAACATTGGGAATTAGTCAAAGAACCTGCGCCTTACCTGAAGCTTCTGCTGTGCCGCGCGGTTGGATTGATCTGAAAGGAACGGATGACAGAAATGAAAACAAAAACAATAATAGAACAACCGCTGATGACGCTGTGGTACAGCGACTGGAACACGGCACCGATCGGCTTGAAAGTCTTTCCGCGTGACTTAGCCGCCGCGGCGGTCGGGACGGTGCTTGAACCTGACGCCGACACCGCGTGCGGGCGGGCGCGGGACGCAGAATCTCTGACAGTCGTGTACCGCGACCAGCACGGTGTGGCTTGCCTGCATCGCAGGTGGGGGACTGAAGATCCCCCCGCCGCAGAACCGTGGGCGGCAGACCCGGAATTGATCTGGTTTGAAATCAATACATAAAATAAAAAGGGCGCTGACCGGATAGGTCAACGCCCGATTTCTTTTGTTAGCGCGAATATGTTTCTGACGATTATCAGGTGTTCGACACTTCGCGCTGTGGTGGAACACGATGCGGAAAAATCGAACTTTTCACTATCAATTTCCGACAGCGTGATTGTGCGGCTATCATCCGCGGTATAGTTGTAACTTATTGTTATTTTGTCATCGTAAACGAAAACAGCATTGATAAATGTATTGATTAGTTGCTTTTGCGCGTCCGGGTTTTCTGTATCAAGATCGCGAAATCTTTCGAGGAAGAAAAGGATATGATCCCGCGTCAGCTGCAACCCTTCGCGCAGCTTGCTTCTTTCCAGTGACGCTTGAATCTGCTTTTTCTGTTCTTCTAATTCTTCCATGCGGCTGCGGGTGGTGTCGTTGAAAATTCCGGCTTCAATTGCGCGCATAATGTTCGCAAGTGATTTTTCAACATCACGCAAATTAGCTTGAAGCGCATCGGTGTACGCGCTTTCGCTGTTTTCTTTTTTGTAATATTCATACGTCTGATCTGCGATGAATTCAAGCAGTTCCTGATCGTGCAGCAGTTCGCGGGTGCATTGCAAAACAATAGATTCAATCATATCCTTTTGCACATTCTTTTTGTTGCACAGTTTTTTCTTTTTTCTTCCGCGCGTGCTTCCGCACGCATAATAATAATGCTTGCGCTTCGTTTTGCTTGTTCCGCACACACCAACCATTTTACTGCCGCAGTGGCCGCAAAACAGTTTACCTGAAAGGATATAATCAGCGCGTTCGCGGCGCGGACCCGGGGACCCTTTGTTTTTCTTCAACATTAGCTGCGCCTTTGCGAATGTTTCTTTATCGATTATCGCCGGCATTCCCCCTTCGATTCTGATGTCCTTGTAAATATACACGCCGGTATACTTTTCATTTCGCAGAACAGTCCGCAGGCTGTTGTCTGAAAATAGTGTTCCTTTCTTCGTACGAAGCCCGCGCGCGTTAAGTGTACGAATGATTTCAGATTGACTTTCGCCTGCCGTATATCGCTGATAGATTTCCCGCACGATCGCGGCGTCTGCTGGATCGATTTCAAAGCGTTTATCCGCACCGACGCGGTAGCCCAGCGGGTAACTGCCGCCGATACTTTGACATTTCGCCGCGCTTGCCTGCTGTCCGCGGCGGATATTCTGCGACAGCTGCAATGAATAATATTCCGCCATGCCTTCCAGCACGGATTCCAGAATCACACCCTCCGGGCTGTCTGGTATGCTTTCTGCTACATATACGATTTTTACGCCGTTCTTCTTTGCCCTGTATTTGTTGAACGCGATTTCTTCTTTATTGCGTCCCATCCGATCGATTTTCCACAGAATCAACACATCCGGCTTTAGCCTTTCCATTTCCTTGTACATCAGCTGAAACTGTTCGCGATCGTCGTTTGTCCCAGTCATGGCGCGATCAATGTATTCCTTTACTATCGTGTAATTATTTGCTTTTGCCCAGCGCTGGGCTTCAGCGGCTTGCCCTTCAATGCTTTGTTCGCCCTGACGGTGTGATGAATAGCGATAATACGCAATCGCCTTTTTCATGTCTTCCATAGTTTCACCTTTACTTTTCAAACAATATATAGTAAAATAAAGAGGCAGAAATACTCGGAGAAAGTTATATCTGCCCCTTGTCCCGTCTTGGTGCGCCAACACCAGGGCGGGATTCTTTTTTGCGTGTGCGATATTTCTATGCCTGCCGCAACATTCCGCGCGGAGAGAATGCGCGAACTGGAACGCCGCGGACGCTACCTGTCGCACCCTCTGGAACGGCAGGTAGCTCGGCAATTCAGCTCATATGTCCGTGGTTTCCGGTTCGATTGACGCTTTGAAATCAATCGCTTCAACCTCTTGCTCGCGTCGGTCTCCGGCGCGGGCGGCGACTTCCAAGCGGCTTTCGTTCTCGCGCTGACATCGTTCGGCTTCAATATCTAACACGGCGTCAACCGCTCTTTTACCGTACCCGTCAAGTGTGTGGTTTTTTTTTATGTGTTCCTGTTCTTCAAGCGATAAAAAAGATTTGTTTTTCACCATATCTTGAAACAGGAAGTTCGCATCGATGTTCAGCGCATCGAACAACGCATACAGGATCAGCTCCTTCGGGTGGCTAACTTCATTTTCATAGTTGGCGATTGCCGCACCGGTTACTCCGATCATTTCGCCCAGCTCTTTCTGTTTCAGCCCCGCGGCTTCCCGCGCTTCCCGTATCCGCTTGCCAATGCCCATTCGTCACACCTCCTTTCTTTATATATATTACCACAAAAATACTGTAAAATCAAGAAAAAAATAAAAGAATCTTGAACAAAAAGTATTGACAATTCAAGAAATATGTACTATCATATAGACAGTTACAAGAAACTTGAACTTGAAGAGAGGTGAACACAATGAAATCTGGAATTACAAACAATGCAAGGCGCATTATCGCCGAAAAAGGGCTGAAGCAGTGTGCAGTTGCCAAAATGGCAGGATACACGCCGCAGGAGTTCAGCGATATGCTGTGCGGCAGGCGCGTGATTCGCCCCGATGACATCGCCGCAATCTGCAACGCGCTGGACATCATGCCGAACGATCTGTTTGGCTGCGGCAAGCGCAAGCAGTAACGGGGATAGAGGAGGTAGCGGAACATGATTACAGTTCCCCGCGTTCAGACGGACAAAATCCCGCGCATTGAACGCACGCTGCTGTGCAGCACGGTGCTGCGTGAGGTTGAAAAATTCTATAAAAACCCTGCGAACGTAAAAGCGTTTGAAAAGTGGAAACGGGAACAGCTGGATATAAGGAGGAGCATGAGATGAAAAAGCCGACGATCAAGACGATCAGGCAGTGGAGCATGACGGACATCATGGATATGTGCATCAGGCACAATTTCTACACGGACGGCGACATCTGTGCATATTCGAAGATGTTGGGCTACGTGGATGAACACGAGCCGTCGCCGGAAGTGATCTACATTGTGGCGGAGAACATCATGGAATACACAGATCCGGACTTGGATCAGAGCATCCCGCACATCATGTACATCATTGAACGCGAAGCCGTCCGGACAACGTATGAGATCGAATAAAGTGGTTAAAGGAGGAAGGCAAATGCTGACATACATTTTCGCCGCGCTGGGCTGGATAGCCCTTGGCGGCGCAATCGGGGTAATGATTGCGGCGCTGCTGATTGCGGCAGCGCAGGCAGACGATGGAGGTGAGGAGTAATGTTAGCAGGAATGGTTATCGGAATTGCCGCGTACATCGCGGTGGGCTATCTGATCGGATGGGTTGAATCGTTCTTCGAAAGCCGCCGCCCGGCGCTGACACTGGACGAGCTGAACGGCATCAACCGCGAGATTTATGCCGCAGATCGGGTTCAGCTCCGCGAAAATCTGCGGCAGATCGGCGGATGAAGGAGGATCAATGAAACGGGATACATACTATCACGGGGTACCCGGCAAGAAGTTCGGTATCTACAACACCGTGGCCAAGAAGTTCCAGTTCGGCATTGCCGAAGACACCCCTATGCTGGCGACTGCCCGGCTGTACCAGAAAATCGGCGACGACGCCAGGAAGTGGCGCTTTGATCCCCGTATGCTGCCGGAAAAGCAGGATGCCCGTAAACCTTAAGTAGAATTGTTATTAACAGGAGGAAAAGAAAATGGTAGAGATGATTGACCGCGAATCGCTGCGTTTGAACACGCGGGCACTTATTCGGCAGTTGCGAGAAGCAGCATCCCGCGCGAACAACAAATCATATGAAGAAGCCGCGAGGAACGCGGCGGCGCACATGGAAAACCTGCTGATGCTGTACACCGATGCGCTTGAACAGGCTGACAAGCAGGCTGAAAAAATCTCTGACATGGCTGAACGCATTCAGGGATGGAAAAGCCTTGTTGAATCAATCAACGAACGCTTTAGGACTATGGCACGCCGCCGCACGGCGGATGAAACGGCTGCGGGCAAAACTGAAGCCCCCCAAAAAAACAAGCGTTACAACTACGATGCTGCGCTGAGGGAATTTGTTGCCAGTAGGGACGGGCTCAGGCGAATTCCGACAATCTTCACAGACAAAACAGGCACGTGTTCTGAAGGGAAGAAAAGCGCGCGGTATCCGTCCTTCTACAAGATGCGCGATAACGCACAAAAAATGAATGCCCCCGTGTCTGTCCTGTGGGACGAAGAAACTTGCGAGATTGTGCTTGTTCGGAAGCGCGAGGGCGGGAAATGAATAAGCCGGTGTGCAATGAAGACTGCTTCAACTGCGTGCATCCTGATTGCATCGTGGACGAAACACCGTCAGAAGCGAAAGCGCGCCGGAAGCGGGAATGGCGGCAAAGACACCGCGAGGAAATTGCGAAGAAAAGCAAAGCGTACTATGAAGCGCACCGCGAAGAACGGCTGGCGTATCAGCGCGAGTACTGGCGCAAGAAGAAGAAGGAGGCTGCAAATGCGCTGTAAATCTACCATGCGCCGCGCGGAATTTGAATTTCAGTGCCGCCGCGATTACGCGAAAGCGGACGGCATGGGCAAGTTGCGGCAGAACGATCATATTTTGATTGAACGGCTTGTGCGCGGCGGCGTGAATCGCAGGATTGCGGAAAGCTATATCGCGCACTGCCGGGAGAAAGGGAAGGTGATTTCGTGATCTACGGACGTGCTGACCCGCAGGACATCCCCGCCGTGACGGTTTGCCGATGCTGCGGGCAGGAAATCTACGCAGGCGAAACGGTATACGTACCGAACGAAGTCGACGGTTTTGTCTGTGAAGACTGTGCGCGAGATTGGTTGTGGGGATACTATTCAGAAAAGCTGGGAGAATGGGCGGTGATGAAGAATGCCGCGAAATGATAAAAGCGTTACTTTCTACACGCCTGCGGAAATCAGATACGAATTTGGTTTTCCGAACGACTATGTAAACTGCTTTAACTGCCCGTTTTGCTATAGCGATTCAGTCGGGCGGGATCGGTGTTCCATCACCGCGGAAATCCTGCCGTTCGCGCACACAGAACGCGGGACAAAATGCCCCGCCGTAATCAAATGAATCAAATTCGGAGGTGAAATAAATAATGGGCGTTCCGGTAATTATCTACGGCAAGTCAGGCGCGGGAAAGTCGCGCAGCTTGAAAAACTTTGCCGAAGACGAAATTTTTTTGGTGAATGTGGAGGCGAAGCCGCTTCCGTTCCGTTCAAAATTCAAGTATGAATTTCAGACGGACAAGATCAATACGATCATTGACCAGCTCCAGAAAATGCCGTGCAAGGTCGCGGTCATCGACGACGCAGGTTATCTGATGACGCATTTTTTTATGCGGCATCATCGCAACAAATCCAGCAATGCATCATTCGAAATGTACGATAATATCGCAGATATGATGTATCTGCTGATAACTAGCATCAAAGCACTGCCGCCAGACGTGATTGTTTATATCATAATGCACGAAGACAAGAACGACGCGGGCGAAGCGAAGTTGCTGACGATCGGCAAACTGCTTGATAATAAAGTGAATCTGCCCGGCATGGTAACTATCTGCCTGCGGTGTTTGTCAGAGAACGGAAAGCACTTTTTCCGCACGGCGACGGACGGATCGGACATTACAAAAGCCCCGGAGGAAATGTTCCCCGAGGTGGAAATTGAAAACGACCTTAAAGCCGTTGATACGGCGATTAGGGAATATTGGAATTTGTAAAAGTAGGAGGAAACACATTATGAAGGCATACACAGGATTCAAGGCACAGAAGGCGCAGAGCGGTTTTCCGCAGCTTCCGGCGGGCGGCTATGTTTGCAAGATCGTCAGCGCGCGCGAGGATAGCGGCAAGTTCGGAAATCAGCTTGTGATTGCCTACGATGTAGCTGAAGGCGAACACAAAGATTTCTGGAAGTCCGCGTTTGAGGCTGACACCCGCAGTGATCGGAAGTGGAGCGGCGTTTATTACATCAGTGTTCCGGAGGACGGCGCCGAGGAATGGCAGCGCAGGCCGTTTGAAAACTTCATCTATTCGGTTGAAGCATCCAATTCCGGATATCACTGGGACTGGAACGAAGCCGGGCTGAAAGGTAAAGCCGTTGGAATCATCATCGGCGAGAAAGAAAAACTTTCCGCAGACGGCACACAGGTGTTTATCAACACTATCGCCCGCGGTTCCGCATCGGTAGAAGACATCCGCAATGGTGATTTCAAAATTCCAAAGTTGAAGAAGCTGAAAAAGCAGGAGAACAGCATCCCGGCGGGATTCACAGAAGTAACTGACGAAAATGATCTGCCGTTCTGATTTTTCGCCCGCGGACATCACGGCGGAATTGAAAACGCTGACTTTGCTTTGCGATACGCGGGAACAGGACACGGCATCGCTGCGGCGCAGACTGGAGGGCGTCGGCCTTCCAGTCCGCCGCGAAAAACTTGACTTCGGTGATTATTCCGCTCGAACGGAAAACTTTGATTTTTCAAAAGCGTTTTCAATCGAACGTAAAATGTCGCTTGATGAAATCGCGCAGAATCTGACGCGCGGGCGGAAACGGTTCGCGCGAGAGTTTGAACGTGCAAAAGCCGTGAACGCGCGGATGTACATCCTGATTGAAAATGCCGTGTGGGAGGATGTTTACAAGCGCAATTATCGCACGCTTGTGTATCCGAACGCGTTAGCTGCGTCATTGTTTACGTGGCAGGCGCGGTATGATGCAAAGATCATCTTTTGCAGATCAATCACTACGCCGCTAATCATCCGCGAGATTTTGCATCGTGAAGCGCGGCGGGAACTTGAACATATCGCAAAGGCAGGTGATGCGGATGGCGCGGAAGAAGCCCCCGCGCGGGAAGCCGGAACTTGATGACGGGTACACGAAGATTGCGAACGAACTTCTTGAACAGTTCGTGAAACTGAATTTATCATCAACGCAATGGAAAATCTTGATGCTGATCGTCCGCGAAACGTATGGATATCACAGAACGGCTAAAGCATTAGCAATATCCTACATAGCTAAAGCAATCGGTGCATCCGAGTTCCGGACGGGCAAAGCTGTGAAAGATTTAATCCGCAAGAAAATCCTTATCGAATACAGCGCGCCAACGCCGCGGGCATCGAGGGAACTCGGCTTGAACAAGTATTATCTCGACTGGGTAAGACCCCACGCAAGCGTTACCCCAGCCCCCACGCAGACGAGACCCCACGCAAGCGTTACCCCAGCCCCCACGGATGCGTTAGGCTTAGACCCCACGCAACCGTTACCCAATCAAAGAAAGAATAAAGATACTTCTAAAGAAAAAGCGCTTGCAGCGAAATACCGCAGGATTGAAGCTAATTTCACGGAAACAGAACGGCGGATGTTCGGCGACTAAGAGAGGAAGAAAAGGCAAATGGGATTTTACGAATTTAACGCAGGCGACGCGCGAATGTTCGCACAGCGCATCGGCGAGAACACGAAGGAGCGCGGCAATCAACTGCTGTTCCAGTCGTGCCCGTACTGCCACGGTGGAAAAAACCGGGACAAGTGGACATTCGCGATTTCGTTGACTGACGGCGGCTTCAACTGCCAGAGAGCCAGTTGCGGCGTCCGCGGCGGAATGCTGAAGTTATCAGAAGATTTCGGTTTTTCGCTCGGGCGCGACAATGACGCATATTACAAGCGCGGCAGACGGTTTCGTGATCTTAGCAAACGACCGAAGCCGGAAACGAAAGACCCGGCGGTGGAATACATGCAGACGCGCGGCATCAGCGCAGAGACCACGCGGCGGTACAACCTGACTTGTCAGAAGGAAAATGACGGCGTGTTGGTGTTTCCGTTCTTCGACCCGGACGGCAAAATGCAGTTTGTTAAATATCGCAATACAAAGCACGTCGCGGGACATGGGTCAAAGGAATGGTGCGAGGCGGATTGCAAGCCGATTTTGTTCGGCATGAATCATTGTGACATTTCAGACAGCACGCTGATTCTGACGGAAGGGCAGATCGATTCGCTGACGTTGAACGAATGCGGCTATCAGAACGCCGTGTCCGTGCCGACGGGGAAGAACGGCTTCACGTGGTATCCGTATTGCTACGACTGGTTACGGCAGTTTGCAACGCTGATTATCTTCGGCGATTGCGAAAACGGCGAAATCACGCTGCTGGAAGAAATGCAACAGCGCTTTGACGGCACAGTGAAACATGTCCGCGTCGAGGATTACCGCGACTGCAAAGATGCAAACGAATTATTCCGCAAGTACGGCGCAGACGCAATCCGGAACGCGATTGAATCCGCCGTCATGGTGGAAAATCCGAAGATCGTTGATCTGTTTGACATCAAACGTCAAAGCATTGACGGGTTGGAACGCTTCGGGACAGGATTCGCCGCGCTGGATGAAATTCTAGGCGGATTCTATCTCGGACAGTTTGTTCTGCTGACCGGCGAACGCGGGCAAGGCAAATCGACACTGGGATCACAGATTGTGACGCACGCCGCAAAAGCCGGATTCCCGGTCTTCATCTACTCGGGCGAACTGTGCGACTGGATGGTACAGGATTGGATTGTACGGCAGATCGCAGGCCCTGCGCACATTATCGGGAACAACGCCGAAAACGGCTTTACTACATACAGCGTCCCGGATTCGGTATATCAGAAAATTGCAAATCGGTATGACGGATTGCTGTACAACTATGACAACGGCATTTCCGCGGGCGCAAGCGAAATCGAAGCGCCCGAGCCGCTGCTGAAAACAATCGAAACCGCTATTAAACAGTACGGATGCAGGGTGATTCTGATTGACAATCTAATGATGGCTATCACGGATGACTTAGCAAGCGACATTTACCGTCTGCAATCCGAATTTGCAAAATCGTTAGCGCTGATGGCGAAGCGATTCGACGTGCTGATTATGCTAGTAGCACACCCGCGCAAAAGCAACAGCAAAGCCGGCTTCACGAATGATGATGTCGCCGGAACGGGAAACCTGACAAACTTAGTCGACGCAGTGTTGAAATATTCACGCAGTGACGATGACGTGTGTGACAGCTATTTAACCGTTACAAAAAATCGGCTGACGGGACGGCTGACACGGAAAGAAGGAATCCCGCTGTGGTTCGACGAAGCATCAAAAAGAATCGCCGAGACGGAAGGCGGCTACGGCTGGCGCGGCGGATGGGAAGACACGCCAGCGGAGATAGCGGACGTACCGGATGACGAATTTCCATTTTGACGGTTTGACGGGAGGTGTGAAAAATGGATTATGACGGCATTCAGCACGCAGTAGCGCACAGCAAAGAAGTGCCGCGCAAGGTGAACGCGCTGGAACAGATGCACATCTTCGCGCTGCGGGGGCTGCTAGAATACTTCAAGCACGGCGAATGCAGCAAGGAAGATGCGTCGCGGATGAAAGCCACGCTGCGCGACGCGTTCGAGAAAGAACAGCGCAGGAATGCGAACGCGGCAGCGGTATCAGCACTTCAAGATAAAATCCGCCTTGCTGTTCTGTTGAACGCAAATCCGTATGTGTTGTTCGTGCAAGCGTGTAAGTGTATTTCACTGCTAGTGAACGATAACGGCTTCTTCTTTGAACAGGTGCAAGACGATTGCCGCGAAATCGCGGAATGCAAGTTTGAAGAACTGCCGGAAGGCGAAGAAACGCGGCTTCGGGAAAACATCGTTCGATTGCAGCGGAAAATGCACGGCAACGATGATGCAGACAGCATTCACCGCTTGTCGCGCGCAATCGAAGCAATGCAGGCGCGGCTGGAACATTTACAAGGAGGGGAAAACAAAAAATGAAATTGATAGAATATCCGTGCAAGACATGCACACGGCGCAAGAACACTGCAAAGGCATCATGCATGTGCGATGACTGGACGGCATGGCTCCGGGAGCACTGGCGCTGCATCCGCATGTCCGGTGCGATGTTGGCAGGGCAGATTGACACGGCACGGCAGGCGCGGGAAGACAGCGGCTGGAGGCGCGAGCATGATTAAAATTGAAAACACAGTTGTGTACGGCTGGGACGCGGCGATTCGCGGGATGCGGAACCCGATGAACAGCTGGGACAAGTCAGACAGCGAGGAAATCGCCGGATGCGTTATCGTCGGGCCGAACGATTTGGCGCTGATGAAAAAACTTGTTGCATCCGGGGCCGATCACGCGAAGTTCATGCGGATGATTACGGTAACGTGCGATATCACGGCACCGCTGTACTGGTGGAAGGAATTCGATACTTACAAGATCGGAACAACGGCAAACAGCTGCTCGACTATGCATACGATCCACAAGAAAGATTTTGCGTTGGATGACTTTAGTCACGAACACCTGTTCACTGTCGATGATTTGTTAAGCACAATCTATACGATGAATGAATATCGCAAGCAGTTCCTTGCCTTCGATGACCACCCGGAGATGAAAAAAACATACTGGTATCAGATGATTCAGCTTCTTCCATCATCGTACAATCAGCGACGCACACTCCAGTTGAATTACGCGGTACTTCGCAACATGTATCATGCGCGGAAAAATCACAAGCTGGACGAATGGCGGCAGTTCTGCGTGTGGGCTGAACGGCTTCCGCATTCGGAATTGATTACAGGAAAGCGGGGGGAACGATGATGAATAACTATCAGCTGAAGCTTTGCCCGTTCTGCGGGGGTACAGCTATACTTTTGCTTGATTATGACGATGAATACGAACGCAAATATTTGAATAGCATTCATTGCCGTAAATGCAAAGCGAGAACAGCGTGGCAGGAAACAATAGAAGAAGCAATCGAAGCATGGAACAGGAGAGCAGGTGAACAGGATGGATGATTTAATCAGCAGACAAAAAGCAATTCATACACTTATGAACGAACCGCCACAAATGAATTACGACTTTTATTATGCGGCGAAAATAAAGGAATTGCCGTCCGAGCAGCCGAAACTGCCGCCGTATGTGGTAGAGATTGAAGCGGAATATCGGAAAGCAGTTAAGCAGCCGCACATTCATAAACCGTTGGCGAAGGCACTATATGAGGTATGGAAAAAGCATGATAGGGAGGATGTGCGCCGGAATGGATGATTATATCAGCAGGCAGGCGGCAATTGACGTTAGGAGAGACGAGAATGTATGACGAATCAGTGAAAGCTCGGATATTTGATATTCTAATATCGTGCGAAATTGGGACATACACGAGTTCACATGCACCTGACAGGGCGGTAGTTTCGATTAGCAACATAGTAGCATTGCTTGGTGATGTTACTATGTACGGTGCGAGGCAAGCACTAAAAAGACTTAGGGCAGACGGACTTGTTGAATATACATCACAAGGATGCCCGGCGGTCATGAGTTATGGTGAAGTGCCAGAACTTATCGCAGATGCCGCGCCACCTATCAATGGGTATTGTCTCACGAGAAAAGGATTTGAAACGCCGGAGTGGAAGCAGGCGTACAAGGAATGGAACAAGTCTATGGAAGAGTGGGCTAACGGATGGAGGGGAGAAGATATAAGTGACAGAAGCGATGAGCAACAACTTACAGACTTCTGCCCTAACTGCGGTGCGGAGATGAGAGGTGAACAGGAATGACTGAACAAGAAAAAGTTGAAATTCTCGATGAATTGGAACAGCGATTTGAATCAAAATACAAGGGTATCGTAACAAGGGAAGACACGCAGAAGCGGCTTTCAGCGCCGAGGGAAAAGTGGTTCCGGGATGAAAACAACGGTGGACGGCACAGCCGAATGACAGAAGCACTCGGTGGCAATAGCATCGTTGCATGGGCTGTTTGGGAAAAGATACGAACGCTGACCTGTTATATCTGCGGTGTAAGTTATGTTCGGCAGTTAAAAGATGAGTGGAACGCTGACGAAGTTGCAGAAGCATTGTGCCAGACCATATATGATTTGGCGACAGAAAAGAAAGATTGAGAAGGGAGAACCAAAATGGAAAAGAAATTGACGTTTGAAGCGGATCGGCTTGCGGAAAAGTTGAAAACGCTGGAAACGGAAAACGTGTTGCTGAAGGACGCGCTGCACAAACTGGGCACGGCGGCGCAGGAAACAAACATCTGGCTGAAGTTAGATGCATTCCGCTTCAGGTGTATGGAAATGGTGAGCTGTGCAGGGTGCCCTGTGCGCAAGAACAAGGCTGCGAGGGATTTATGCTTCAGACCATGTCAGGAATTCACAGAAGCGGAACTTGATACGCTTTTAGCGTGCTTTGATAACGCAAGCAAAGAGGAGGCAAACGCCAAAGATGAAACGGAAAATTGAAATTTTCGCCGAAATGAATGCGGCAGGATACGCTGTGGGAATGAAAGTCAACGGGCGGAAGTTTTCTGCGCAGAACAAGACGGGCGATGATTTATCAAATGTTACGACTGCCATCGGTGCCCAGTTGGAGGGAGTGTACGGACAATACATAAAAAAATATTGGGAATACGGAGATATTCACGACGCGTATTGCACGTTGCTGGGAATTGCATCACAGTTGCACGCCCTGCATAGAAGGTTGGAGGGGATGAAAAGTGAATAGAGCGCAGAAACGCGGTTTGAAAAGAAAAAACAAACCGATGAATCGCACAAAACAAACAGAAAGCGTGAAGTTCTTGCTGACGCGCGACAAAACGATTGAAATTGCGGTAAATGCGCACCTGCAAAGATTTCAATGGCTTATGGTGTGCGCACTGAACGAAGAATTCCAGTTTGGACCTGACCGCATCCAGCGCACGCTGAAAGCGATTGACCGGCAGATCGACGAATGGAATCGCATTCGCCGCGAGAACACGTTCATTGATGCAAAGGGCAGGGAACAGCTCGACGAAGATTTGGCGAGCGAAAAGCTGCGGCTTCGCGCCGAGGAAGTCAGCGGAATGAAATTGCAGCACGTTTGTGATTTGTACATGCGTGGGGCAAGATCATAATGAAATGCTTTAAGATGTGCCCCATGTACAGTTATGGGGTGTGCGGTGTAAAACATAAATTTGACTGGCAGGTCAAGTGCTGTGCAATGACGGAGACCGCGCGGGTTGTTCGAAAAATAAACAAAGAAGGTGATGCTCTTGAACTGTCTCAAGGAGGCGGAGCACAAGCTGCGCGATTACAGCGCGCGGAAGAATGCGGTTATATCCACCGCAGAACAGATTGAAATGCTAGAAAAGAAAAGCACAGGCGTTCGGTCTGCGGTCACAGATGCCACACCTGTGCGCGGCGGAGGGAATCACCGCGAAGACGCGATGCTGCACAACATTGCGCTGCGGGCTGAATTGCAGATTGCGCACGAACGTACGGTGAAATGGGTTCGCAACGTCGAACGCGCGTTAGCCGTACTGAACGACGAAGAACGGCTGGTACTTGATCGCTTCTTCATCCACCGCCAGAAAGGCTGCGCGGAAAGGCTGATGGAAGAATTGCATCTCGAACAAACGCAAGTGTATGCGCGGCGTGCGGCTGCGCTCCGACACTTCACCATCGCGATGTACGGCGTAACGGAAACATAGAAAAAGTCCGAAAAAAAACCGGAAGATTTTTGGCGCTAACTGTGGTACTATGATATTGCAGTTAGTGCATGGAAAGTCCCTACCTAATCACCTCCAAACTCTCTTTGCCGTCCGGTATTGTCCGGGCGGCAGACACGGGCAGACTTAGCAGGCGGCAATAGCCGCACAGGTGCAAGTCCTGTATCTGCCCACAATGGATTGCTTACACCAAAACATCTCCTTTCTTTTTGTCTTGACGGCGGAACCCGTGGCTTTGTGCTGCGGGTTTTGTCGTATCTGAAACGCGGCGGAGGCGCGACGATGACAAACAAAAGACCTGACCGAATCGGCGCACACCGCACCGAATTTGACAAGAACAAACGCCGCATTCTGCAGACGCAGGACATCTGCGGCATCTGCGGCAAGCCCGTGGACAAGTCGCTAAAGTTCCCCCATCCGCTCTCGCCCACCATCGACCATATCATACCCATCGACCGCGGCGGACATCCGTCAGCGCTGGACAACCTCCAGCTGGCACACTTCTGCTGCAATCGCCAGAAGTCGAACGGTATCAAGAATCAGAAGCAGGAAGGGAACAACCACAGCAGTGCGGAAGCAATCAGCAACAGGGTGCTTCCATGGTCAACAGACTGGGCGACATATCGCGCACAAAACTGACGTC